GACGAAGCTCTTGCCAAAGGCTTAATCAATGCTGTAAAGACCCCGACTGAAGCCATCGGCGCATTCCTTGCCGAACTGGCCGAAGCCGATCCCCTCCACGAAGAGAATGAGGATATCCAAATGGCCGACCCCAAGGCAAAGGAAGTTACTTCCGCTCTTACCGAAGCCGATCTCCAGCGGATCGCCACCATTGCTGCTGAAGCGGCCGGCGTGGTCGTTTCCAAGGCAGTCGGTTCCGTCGAACGCAAGCAGTCGATCCGCGATCATGCGGCCAACATCGGTCCACAGGCCGCCGCCCTGGCCAAGACAATCATCGACAACGAATCCATCGACGCTGACGCCGGCATTGCCATGCTCGACGCCGCTTTCGGCAAGAAGGCGAAGACCGCCACGCCGGCTCCCAAGAAGGGCAAGCAGAAGGCCGCCGCTGTCGAGGACGACGAAGACGATGAAGACGGCGAGGACGATGACGACGACGCCGAAGAAGGCGACGATGAGTCCGAGGACGACGATGACGGCGATGACGACGATGACGGCGATGACGACGACGGCGAGGAAGCCGCCGCTGCGGCCCGCAAGGCTCGCGTCAAGGCGTCGAAGGGCTCCAAGGACAAGGTGAACCACTTCGGCAAGGCCATGGCCAAGTCGGGCGGCGCTGGTGTCGGCGGCGGCAAGTCCAAGAAGGGCGGCGGTGACGGCGGCAACGAACGGTCCAGCGGTGTCAATCCGCTCTTGGCCGATCACGCCAAGGTCACTGGCGCGGGCTGGTCGCAGGACGCGATCAAGGGCAAGGCGCACTGATCTTCTGATCAGCGCATGGGTGTAGCGGGGGCTGCGGCCCCCAACAAGGAGTGAATGAAATGGCAGATGGTCTTGCTCATGGTCTCGATCTCATCGGGACCTTTCAGCCGATCCAGCTTTGGGCCGGCGAGCCCAACGGCCAGACGACGCAGGGAGTTTGTGCGCCTGGACACAAGTTCGGCCAGGTGAACGTGCGGGGGGAGACTTTCAAGTTTGCCGTCGTCGCTCTGGTGGCCGGTCTTCTGGTTCCCTGGAACCCTCTCGCGGACAGCGACGTGCCCAACGCCTACGCGGCCGGTACGGTGACTTTCTCCACCGCCGTCCCCACGGCCGGTGAGACGGTGACGATCGCGGGTGACGTGTTCACCTTCCGCGCCGCTTCGGCCGTGGATGATCCCTACGAAGTCGCCATCGGAGCCACCCTGGCCGAGACCGCGACGAACTTGGCGAACGCCATCAACGCACATCGGATGGACTTCGGCGTTGCGAACGGTGTGATCGCTACGGCGGCTGCGGGTGTCGTCACCGTCAAGTCGGCGGGTACGGCCGGCAATGCCGTTACCCTGGCCGAGACCGGCGCGAATATCGCCGTATCCGGTGCCACCCTTTCGGGCGGTACGGACTCCGATGCCGAAGCTGGCGGTGCTCGCGTTCCTTACGCGATCCTCCCGCACGCTCTCGACACCACCGAAGACGGCCCGCTCGGCGAAGTGCAGATGCCGACGCCGATCTTCATTTCGGGCCACCCCAATTTCGAGGCTTTGGACCTTCCGGAAGGCACGACCTACCAGGAGATCAAGGCCGCGTTCGCGGGCACCATGATCAACGTCCAGAAGCTCTACTAAGAGCACCGCCTGGCCCACTCAAGGGAGTAAAGTAAAATGGCATTCGATCTCTATGGTACGGCGGAAATGCTGGATGTCCTTCGGGTCACTCCGCTGGAATCCGCTTACTGGCTGGATGGCTGGTTCACCAGCGCTCGCCAGTTCGACACGGCCGAGATCATGTTCGACAAGCTGAAGACCGTTCGTCGCCTCGCGCCGTTCGTCAGCCCCGTCGTGCAGGGTCGCGTCATGCGTTCGCGCGGCTTCGAGACCTACACGTTCGCCCCGGCGTACGTGAAGCCGAAGCACGTCGTCGATCCGAACCGTCAGTTCAATCGTCGTCCCGGCGAGGTTCCCGGTCTCGGCTCCAGCAGCCCCGGTGCTCGCTGGAACGCAGCGGTGGCCGAGAACCTGGCCGAAGAGCGCGAGAGCATCCATCGTCGTGAGAACTGGATGGCCGCCATGGCGATCATCTACGGCAAGGTGACGATCACCGGCGAGGACTACCCGACGCAAGTGGTGGACTTCCGCCGCAATGCCGGCCTCACCCGTGTCCTGACGGGTGCGGCGCGTTGGGGTGAATCGGCCGCCGATCCGCTCGCGGATATCAAGGACTTGCGTACGCTGTCCTTCGTCGAAAGCGGTTCGCCGATCACGCGCCTCACCATGGGTATCGGTGCCTTCGATC